TTGGTGGTGTAGTCGGTGGGGTGTCGGCCGTTAGCGTTGCGGTGAATGTGCCTTCGTCGTAGGTGGAGAGCGTTTCGTTACCCAAGTTAATCCCGTTCGAGAAGGTCGCGAGGCCCGAATTAGCAATGGAGACTGCAAGTGTGTTGTTGGTCTTTAGCTCAAGAGCGTAATTGGAATACTGGTTAATAACTGCCAGCCCCGCGCCGGAAAAAGTAAGTGATGCTGTGCCAGCGGCTGGAGTAATTACGACACCGCCATTCACCTCAAGCGCACTTGAGGTGGGGGTGCGGCCAATCCCCACTTTGCCAGCCGAGTCGATGGTGAGGCGTTCTGTGTTGTTAGTGCCTAAAAACAAGGGACCAGCTTCACGATTATAAACATACGCATCTACCCCGTAACAAAGAAGTTCAAAACCATCGTCGGCGTCTGAACCAGTAGTTGTATCAGTTAGGTGCAATGATGCACCAAGACCATCGGGACTGTTAACGTGAACTGTCTTGCCGTAATCGGTAGTTGGTGCACCACCCGCGCCTATGCTGCCACCCACCAACAACTCCCCATCTGCCGGTGTCGCCGCACTCGTTCCTATGCGAGCCGCCGTGGCATTCACTTGGACAAGAGGCGTGACTTGCGTGACGCCACTAGATGCCGTGCCGTCTGCCGCACCAGCGCGGTCTTGCACCATCGTCGATTGGGTCGGGTTGGCGAACGCTAGGTCGTAGTCGCTGACACAGCCAGCGGCGACTAGTGTCACATTATCCAGAGTGCCAGCCCAATTGCCGTTGGCTGTGAAATAAATGTATCCATCCGGAGTGCCGGTGGTGACAAATTCGCCGGTTGCGGTGTTGGTTCCAGTTTCCGCGCCGGTTGCGATGTCAACGTAACTGCTGCCGTTGTGATATTGCACCCCCAGCGAGGTTCCAGACGTTCGGGTATAGTCGAACGAATAACGATACCGCTTACCGCCCGTCGATGAAATCACCCCGCTCTGGTAAAGAGAATTTGACGCAGAACCGTCAGCAGTTGCAACGCCCGAACCAATCGACCAAGCTGAATTTTTAGTCCAACCAGTATCGCTTGCAAATCCTCCATTCGCCACCAACTCCGTCTGACTCCCATACTGGTCGGCAAACGGCACGGTCGCGTTCTCGTAGCTCGCCGTTACCTCCGCTTGGGAAAGCGTCTTGTTCCAGAATCGGGCGCGGTAAAAAGTGGCGTCGATGAAATTGCCAAGCCCAGTAAACGCGCTTCCTATTTTTGCATCCGTGCAATTGTCTATGCCGTGGCTTGCGCTAATCGTTGCCGTCCCAACTTGGTTGCCGTTGGAATAAACAACGGCAGATGTAGAGTCTATTGTTAAAACCAAATGTATCGGCTTTAAGTCATCCACTGAACCCGTAGTTCCTAAACTGACCCACGAAGCATTGTCATAAATAGCTAGATTTCCGGAAGCTACTCCAAAAACAAACTGACCTCCTGTTCCAAAAGCGATAAAATACTCGTTGTCGTTCCAACTATCCACTTGAACAATGAACTCGAAACTGAACTTGTTCGCCCCGCCATACGCTGCGCCTTCATTGTCTGCGACTGCTGCGCCGGTTAAGCCACTCGTCGAGACGATTGACGTTGCGGATGCCGCTGCCGTTGTGGTTACGATGTATTCGCCGCCGCCACTAAAAGTCAAAACCGTTCCAGCGGGAATCTCGGCAGACAACGCATCCACCGTCATAGTGGTTGTGGTGGTTGCGTATCCAGCACCGTTGTTGATGTAGACGGCGAACGCACCCAAGTCGGGCGGCGATGCAATGTCGATGTTGCCAGCCGCACCGTCGAAGTGGAGGCCCTCGCCATCTGTGGCGTTTATGAGGTGAGTGATTATTTCCCCACCACTCGTTGTTTTGGGGGTTACAAGTGTTGCGCTCATGCCGATGTTTGGTATTCCACTATTTGAACCGTGAAGCTACTGCCCCCGGCGTACACTTTCATTGCCCCCACATATCCGTCCACTTTCAAAAATCCACCATCTCCCCCAAGGCTGGAGGAAGGTGCAGACATTAAGTAATGAGCGTTGGAAACCGTAGGGGTGGTGGCATCTAGGCGAACATGAATTTCGTCTGTGCCAAGGTTCTGTAAAGTAATTGAGGTACGGCTTCCGTTGGAACTTATTAGCTGTTCTGTCGTTTGACTAACTCTACCCGTACCCGCGCCTGTCGGCGTAACATTGTTGCACCAAAGTGGATTTGCCATTGTCTTATTCCTTCCTAAAAAATTCGATTAAAGATGGAGGGAAGGGGAATGAGCACCCCTCCCCCCCGATTGTTATTGTTGATTTCGGCTTACGAATCGGCGGTGGTTATGCGCTCGATACAAATGGTAGAAGTGATTTTCACATCACGACTCCAATCAACCGCATAAATGTCTGAACGACTGCTTTCATCCCGATACTCACGTACCGCCGTCACACCACCACGCCCACCAACAAAGGTTTTCATTGCTGAAGGGTCATAGATGGTTGGGCTTGCGCTACGGATAAAGACATAAACATCGTCACCATTCACGAATGCTTGGTTGCGTGTCTTGCCTTCCTTCGTCGTATCGTATGCCATTGTGCTGATCCTGATTTCCGCGCCGGGGTTGATAAGCATGGCCGAGGCCTGCCCCGAGTTTAGCCCGATCAGGGCCGCACCGGGTTGCTTCTCAATTACCTTGGCGTTATTGCGAAACCGCCTCCATGCCGTCATCCCCATGAGGATTGCGTTGGGCAGATTGCCCGTAGATTTCGCAATTCCCTCAATGATGTAATCAAGCTGGACAACAGGGTCAACTGCTGCAAGGCCCCATGCCCCCATAGCACCGCCACCAACGGTGGTAGTGTCTGCGGTAAGAGTTGCTGCCGTGGTGATAACATGGCGCTCATGCGAAACAACGCTGCTTTGCACCAAGGTTTTCACCTTCGCCTGTTCAATGTCCAACGGGTTCAGCGTGCCTGCCGCATCACGCTCGGAATCATCAATTGTGATTTCCAAAGCCTGTGGCAGACAGTTGAATGTTGGCTCGCTCACATCCATAAAGATGCGCCGCGCAGGGCCACCGACACCGCGAGCGGTTTCATGTACCTGAAAGGCGTTCTTATCGTCGTAAGCCTTGTATTGGCCGATAGTCGCTGGCACCGTTACTGGTGGCGCAAGGAAATCGGCTGTTGCACTTTGTAGATCATTCAGAACTCCAGACGCATAATTGGTCAGGGTTTGATTGATGGCTGCTTCTGCTCTTAATCCCATAATATTTTTAGTCTCCTATTAAGTCAATTAGACCTCATACATACACAATGCAGCTTCAATCAGTTCATCTGCAACACCATCTTCAATGGCCATTGCATAAGCATCGTTAGATGATTGTGCAATAAATGTGCCTCCTGATTCGATCTCAAGAAGATTCCCAGCGGAAACTGTTCCGTTGAGCTTCACCTTGACCGTCCCAGATGCCCCCGCAAAGGTTGCAACTGTGTTTCTTCCCGAGGTGGTATCACCATCAACCACCACGCCAAACAGCGTTCCTGTTCCATCCCACAGTTCCACTTTCCCGCTCTCTACCTCGACAGCGTAACCTTCCTTATCGGTAAGGTCTGCGGCACTGGCGAATGAAAACAACGCCGTATCTCTTGTTAATGCTCCTGCCATAATATTTTTATCTCCTAGTTAAACAGTTGCTCCTTGTCGTAACGAGTGGCATCCCAAGCCTGTTCAAAAGATGAACCGTTCTTTGCTTGGTACTCCTTGACGGCACGCATCTGCGCTTCGCCATTCGTATCGATTGCTCCGTCCTCCTGACGCTTGGCTTGCACCACGCGCTGAAAGGCGGGATTCACGGGTAACGCATTAAGCGCCACAATGGCTGAAGGGTCGTTGTTCAAAATGGACACCCACTTTGACTTAACTTCCTCATCCTTTGGCGGTATGCGCCCGTCCTCGGTAGCCTTGGCAACGGCAGATTGAGCAGCAACTTCTTGCTCCTTCTCCTTGTCGTCCTCCATAGCCTTGATCTTGGCCTTGAGTGTTTCGTTTTCCTTCTTCACTTCGGCCAGCTGTTCCTGAGCAGAGACTTCTTCCTTTTTCTTGGGATCGCCTTCGCTCAAGACTTCTTCTTTTTTCTCTTTTTCTATTATTTCTGCCATTTTACTGTCAGGTTTTTGATAATCACCTTCCGAGGCGACTATCGGTGTTATGTCCTTGAACGCTGGCCGATTAACAAGACCTCCCGCATTCAAAGTCGTGCCTTCAATCTCACCCTTTGAATTGAGTGTGAATGTTGGCGAGAACTTTCTAAAATTCCTTCCCTGCAAAGCTTCCTGACCAGCGGCTGTCCATTCTACCTTGGCGCGTACTCCCCCGCCCTCGGGGTCTGCCCCAGCCCAATAGAAGCCGGTAATCCAACCGCTTGCCTCTCCATCGTCATGGTTGAAGTCGATGAAGATTTGCTCCTTGTCCCCTGCGGTGATCTTTGCATAGGAAGTCTGCAACAGGTCAGCAGTCTTGGCATCGACCTCCAAGGTCAACTCCGCTGGCTTGCCGTTCTTCGTTGCTGTGATGCTATGGGTTCCCGGCGGGAGATATTGGATTTCCTCCGGTAACTCGTCATCAGGCAGAAGGGTGCTGATGGCATGAACAATGTCCTGAGCCTCGTAGCCCTTGGCCTTGTATTGGCTATTGCACACCGCAAGCCTTTGGTCTTTGTCTGGAAATTCCTCCTTCATCGTATCGTTTGCCATACAGCTTGAAACAAATTCGCTTTTAGGTTCACCATTTGGAGTGGGTAATGGCATCAGGCGGCTTTCCTTTCCCCTATCGTTTTAACCCAATCAAGCACATCATCGTTGAATACATCCGTAATTTGCTTCTCCGTTGGGATGCTCTTTGGCCAAGGCTTTTGGGTGACTGACTTCCTTAATAGATAGTATGGGGTAAACCCTGATTCCTCCTGCATTGTCGGTGTCTCCCTCTCTGGCACCTTCAAGCCCAATTCCTTATTTTCCCTCTTTGGCCGCTCTGTCTTGGGCAGCTTCCTCTTTGCCTCCTTCTTGGCATTGAACTTCTGGCGCGGAACACTCCCGCTCGACTTGTCTGGCTTCACCAAAAGCAGATTGCCCTTCTTGCTCTTGATGACAAACAGGTCAGGAAAACGCCTTGCCTTTCTTCCATAAGCCTCTGGTGCAAGTGGGATGGTAAGGTATTTAGACTTTTTCGCTGTTATTGTCCCTCCCTTGATCTTGTGAGGGAGAATGTCACCATCTATTACAACCACCACTTTGCCCGTCCCTTCCGATTTGGGTGCTTGAACATTGCCTCCAATCCTTCGGTTCCAGAAATGAGTCCTTCTGCCGGGGGCTAGTTTGTTTGGTTCATTAGCATCCTTTTCCCGGTAAAACTTCTTGAGGTAGCTCGTTACGCCCCTTGCCCCAACGGTAAGCACATCTGTCAGTTCCTTGTCAGAGAACTTCATGCGATCTATGCCAGAGGGCAATTCCACCTTGGTCGCAATCATATCGGTGCCTCCTCAAGCTTGGCATCAGGGGAAGATTCAAAACGCTTCACGGCTCCATTCACCATTGCCGCTCCCATGTTGCGTTCCATTGCATCCTGCAAAGCCTTTGTGTCCAAATCGTTGAACAACTCTGGCATCGTATTGGATGCCTTGGTTATTGCCCGAACAAAGTCCTCGTCAGTTACCGACTCATCCATTGCCTTGCTCACCAACTGAACGAAAGCCGGTTTCACCGGGGCAAGCCATGCCTCGCTTACTCCCGTCAAGTCCTCCACCACTTTGTTGAGCAACTTATCCCTTGGCCCCGGCTCCGCTCTTTGCGCGGCTTCCACAACCCCATCCTTTCCGAACATCGGCCCCGGCATTGGAATGGGTTCAGGTGCGCTGATGATTTCCTCCCCGTCCTGCGGGATAGGAACATCGTGACGGTCGTAGAACCATTCCCGTGGCATATCCACTCCGCTCCCTAAAAGTATCTGATCGCGTTGAGCCTCCAAGGTTGGGTCAGCTGGCCCTGCCAAGTCTGGAACAAGCGATGGCATCTCATCGTGGTTGCCGTAATTCAGATGACAAATGAAACTGACAAGCTGCTCGTTCAACACATTGGCAACCCACTCACAAACATCCTGAAGGCGGGTGCGCCTGACTTCCTCGTGCACTTCGCCTAACGCCCTGCTCCCTGAATCCCCCACATCAGTCGTGAGAGTCTGGCCTAAAATCGTAATGTCACAAAGCTTGTCGGCTAACTGAATGAAATAGCTTTGGGGGTTGTCCTGCCCTGTTTTCCCTGCCTCCTTGAACTCCACCTGTGTCCCTGCCGGGAACGCTCCCCATGCCGCAGATCCCATGTTCTCCAGCATATCAGCAATGTCGTTCTTAATGTTGGCCGCTGCACCGGGGTCATAGGTCGCCCACCTCAATGGCTGACCGAATACCTGTGCAAAGTTAAGCAACCAATCACGGCAGAAGTTCTGACCGCTCCACCAGTAAGCCAATTGCCGCAACAAACCATAGCCCATTGAGTTGCCTGAACGGTTCTTGTAGATGCCGATGAGGAACTTGTCATCTGGAATCTCCTCGTAAACGCCATCGCCTTGCGGGGAAAGCATCAGGTCAGGTTTGTCATAGGGAAACGAGTAATAACGGGGGTGACAGAAGTAAGTTGCCTTGGGCAGGATTCCATCGACGGTTGGTTCCCAAAGGACTTCCTGAACGCTGAAGCCCTTACCAACGGCATCACATAAATCATAGACGGCATCGCGGAAACCATTGGTGCTGTTGATTGGACTGCCTACCCAAGTATCAATACAGTGCTGAATGAAGTCGGCTTTCGCCTGCGCGGAATCAGTTGGCCTTTCCCCTCTCTCCGTAAAGGGCTTCACCGTGTAGGTTGCGGCTGCGGCTGCGCTTTTAAGCTCATGCAGATTCTTTGCCAGCCTAGCCCATGAATCCTCCATCAATTCGTAGACTTGGTATTGTTGCCGAATATCCCCGCCTAAGGCTGTTCGGAGGATGGCAATGATATTGGCCGGGGATTGTTTAGGCCCCAGCGCATTGCTCTCCATCCGGTCTCGGGTGCTCGGGGCAATAACCCGAGTCCTGATAGACGAACCGTTCCGCGACTTCTTCGCGTTAAACAGTTTCCCCAAGCGGTTACTTAATTCTGCAATCATGCCAGCGTGGGCCTCAATCCAGCCAACTTGGCTCGACCAAGGATGATGTTGTCTATTCCCCCGATTGCCCCGGTTTGCTGATTCATCACCGATGCGTAGGTTGCCAAAGCCAAGGCAGTGCATCTGTCAGCATGACCATCGGCGCGTCTTAACGCCCGATATTGTTTGTTGCCTCCCGGCGTCATTATCTCGCTCACCGAATGTAAATCCTCCCGAATGGCATGATCCCTCGGAATACGAAGGGAACGCTCTTGGAGTGCCCTCCTTAAACCGGGGAAGATTTTAGCCTTGAAGCCCTGCGTGAAATTGCATTGTTCAAGCTTGTATTCGAAGCGATTGGCCAATGACTCGCTCATGGCATTGCCGATGCCGGTTGAATCAATGGCAGC